ATATTTGCCGAATATTTGACGAAATAAAAAAGAGGGTAGCAATTACGCTACCCTCTAATACGTTTAGTCTAATTCAATTAATCGGTGTAGTTCGCCGTTTACAAACCACATTTCACACGTTACGTTATCGCCATCTTTTAGAGTGGCCATATATAACCCCTCTTTGTTTGGTTGAATATCTTCTGCGAATTGATGTGTTTTTCCGTTAAATGTAAATACTTGTGCCATTGTGTTATTCCTTTCAGTTATAAAGTAATGCTTTCCAACTGTCAATTAACAGTTGATTGTTGCAATCCGTGCAACTCGGAGATAGTTAGATCACCATTCCTTTACTGTGTAAAGTGCGCTACCGCCCTCTAAATGTTGTCCATTGAAATGTGTTAACACTTCAAATTTACCTGCTTGATAGCCTATAGTTTCATAGGCTTTATTATCTATCAAAGTAACACCAGCTTTTATCTTGTGTCCTTTGTTTAGATTGATTTTGTACACATCGACTTTCTGTTCATCAGTGTTAGCAACTACTGCGGTTCTATCTGATTTTTCTGTTGCTGCTTTAGGTACATTAGGATTGCTATGTGCAATATCCTGTTTAACCTTTTCTGTAGCAACTTCAACTGTTGGTGCTTGTGTGTAATATGTCGCTACTGGTTGAGTACTTTCCTTTTTGAAAATAACTTCCTGTGCTTCTGTTTCAGTAACATGAATTGCTTTTGATAATTCTGTAGGTGATTTAGCCTGCTCTTGTGTAACAATAACAGGCTTTTCTAATTCTTTTTGTTTGTAATGATATATCAGTACACCTACAATAGCGATAAAAACGCATAGGGTAATCGCTATGGCTATTTTGTAGTGTTCCTTGATAGTTTGTACCAACTTACTAATTAACATAGCTTACACCTCGTTTAATTCATTTTGTAGCATTTCTAGCGCTCTAAACTTTTCATCGGCGAAACGTTCATTCAAGTTATCTCGCAATGCACTATTATTCCATGCAGTAGTCATGCACACATCATAAATGCAAGCGATTAAATCATAGTCAAACCGCTTATCATCAATGTATGACAAATTAGGCAATTCTAAATTTAAAGCCTTTTCCATTAGCTTTAATGCATCGTGGAACATATCAATGATATTACCTACCCCATATTGTACTGTTCTACTCCATATAACATCTTTCAATGTATCTGAATGTTTATCTACATGGAATAGATTGTCTTGTAGTAGCTTACACGCTACATCGTAGTATTTAGCCTTGATGTAATCATGTTGCATCTGTGCAAATCCTTGTCTATCAATAGTGCCTAGTTCTTTCCATTGGTCGATAAATTCATCACTATTGATTTCACCGCTATCTACCAATGCTCTCGCGTAATCTGTGTAAAATCCGCCTTGCCGTAATCCCCAACCTAGAAATTCATCAACGCTACCGCAATTACTAGCTAATTGATATGTGCCATAAGAAATACCACCTGCATCATTAACCCCACTTGATACACAAGCAGGGTCGCCATTACTTTCATATACCGCACTCAAACTCCCTAATTCATTCATTTCTCTAACTCCTTTTTTTCAACGCTACCCTCATTCATATATTGGGAACGCTTAACACTACCATTAGCACCAATATAACCGCTTAACGCACCGACTATTACACTTGCCAAATCCTTTTGTTCAAGATAAATAGTCATGATTAGTGCAGCGGATAATGCTATCAATGTTACGGTGTCCTCATAGTTAATCTTCATTTAATCGCTTCCTTTACCGATTTGACGAAATCAATCACCTGTTTAAATAGCCCTATCGCACGTTTGAACCACCTCGTTTCTACTAATTCGAGTTCTATCATGTTTTCTACACACGAGGCCAACTCAATAAATATAGGTATCAAATACAACAATGTGCATAGGAATACATCCACACGGCCCAATACAGGTACTACCACATCAGGCAATGTTAATAGAATGAATGCCAATAAAAAAAGCCACGGATAGGATTTGACTAATTTCTTTGTCATATCCGCTCGTAGCTTGCCACTTACTAAAAATCGTTTATGATTTCCGTTAATTTCTACTGTAGCCCAACCTCTCCATAGGATAGCTAATACAGTATTTTTGATTGTAACTTCTCTATTTGTTGCTAGGTTGTAATTTCTTGCTTCAACCAGCACTCGTAATACTGTATCTATAAACACAAGAATAACTGTTGTGAATATAGCCAATGATATGCGTACCGCTTCACTCACGTTAAACACCTCGTTAAATATTGGAATAAAGATTTCTACCACTATTCGTCTCCCTCGTTTCTTTCTGATAACACAAAACTTACGGAAATATATTGTGTCATTCCGTCAAGACTTTTATCTCGTGTTATCCGTGAATTATTCCCTATTACAGTAAACGTTGCTTTTGCATGGCGTTCTAAATCTACGATTACAGTTACAAATTCCCCTTGATTGTCTGATACATTAAATGTTGCTCTATCGCTACCACCACTACCAACATAAGTGCCAAGAAACAGATCGTAACTCCCTTTTGGCAAAAATAATGTTTTACGTTCTTGCGTTTTGCCACCAGTAAAACTAGGAAAAAACTCATGCGATTCTTGTTGCCCTCTAACTGGCGATGTTAATATTCCGTATTTGTTAGTGCCTATTTTTACCAACCCAATACTAATAGCATTAACAACACTTTTCCCTTTTTCCCATAATGTAGCGTAATATTTTTTGCCATCGGCTTTGATTTCTATATTTTTATCGCCTGCTACATTAAGGCTTTCTGTCAATTGAATAACATCAGTTCCAAATATTAATCGTTTAGCCATTGACCCCTACCTCTACTGTTCCACTAGCACTCCACAACTGCAACTTACTATTTAACGATGTTTGTACTCTTCCCCAGTTAACCCATTTATTAGCCATGAAAGTACGATGATATGTTTCACCATTTAATGTGTGTAGTGTATGGTCGATTAATTTACCATCTCCAAAGTTAAATACAATCAGCATACCTTGCTTATGGCTACGTGGTGGATTATTAGCACCACCATCGAAATTAATTTCATAGCACCCTTGCGTTGTGAGTGTATTCCAATCTGTTGCGGTATCTAATTTAGAGTATGGGAATCCAAACGAACCTGCATCACCTTTTTTAACAAACACTTCATCAGCTTTGGTTTTGCTATAAATGGCGATGTCATAATGTTTTGTAGTTAATACTGTACTACTATCTGTGCCGTCATAGTGTTTTAATGTAGTACCAGTTAAGTATACAGGTACGCTAGGGTCTCCCAATTCCACCGCATCAGATGTAGATACTTTACCAATACGCACACCATGTCCGTCTGTTTTCTTACCTTCTAACAATGTATTATTGTTAAGCACGATAGAACCGCTTACATTACCGCCTGTGAGTTTTAAATAATCTAATGTCGCAAGTCTAGCAGTGTTAATTGAGTTTTGATAATCTCGGTTTGGATTGCCTACATAAATATCTACTTGATGCCGTTTGCTAGGCTTTTCTGTTAATACCGCAAAATAGAATTTGCCGTTACAGTATGCTATATCTTCAATTTCAGTAGTTCTATTGATTTCAATAATCTGTTTAACTGTGCCAAATGGTGTACATTCTACCAAACTACCGAGCGTTGCACTCATGATGCATCCATTAAGCATTAATGCACCATTGTTGTTAAAGTCATCGTATTGATAGTCGATTTGATACGTTTTCATTTTTTGGAAATCATCATTATACAAGTTGACTTCACGCAAACGTTGCTGACCGCTAATTGGTACGATGCTCACATAAGTTCGTGTGATAGGATCATATCCAATATTAAATACACGTTCATTCAATGTAATAGTCTTTTCAAATGTCATAGTATCCGCATTAAATACAGATAAGTTATTTCCATTCTTCAAACCATTAGCAAGATAAATTTTGTTCGTGTTTTTGTTGTAGCACATAGTGTTACAGTGGCCCATTCGTTCTTGGTCGCTAAACTTATACGTACCTACGATTTCAAATGTATCTGGATTGAGTTCATATATATTTTGCTTTGTGCCATCGCTATTAATACAAGCTAACACAAACACATTCTTTTTATCGTTGTAGGTAAAGCCTTGACATTGATTTACTTCATCGCCATATTGGATGTTTTTCACAAACGCAATATTTGATGCACCTTTAAGCATTGGTGTTTCAGTAGGATAGAACGGCTTAATGTTGTTGTATGTACCCATATCCATAACACTATCAACAGTATCAAACGAAACGTGTTCATTCACTTTGTAGATGCCATTAGGAATTAACAGTATCTTATTTTTAAGATTGTCATTAGCACGTTTGAATGCTGCGGTATCATCAGCTACACCATCACCGACCGCCCCAAAGTCTTTAACGGATACGATGCCATATAGGCTATCTTTAGGAATAAACTTTGTATCTGCTTCGGTTTTTGTAATCAAACCACCTCCATTAGGCAAGGCGATTTGTTCCGCTTTACTTGCTGCGACTTCTGCACGTTTCGCCGCATCAGATGCCTTAATAGCGTTACTTGCAATCGATGTTTGTTTATTATCGATGTCAGTTTTTAACGTGCGTGTTTGGCTTACCAACTCGTTAATATCACGCTTATCAACTGTGGTTTGTCCTGCATATGCTTTCGCATCTGCCACCAATTTTTCTGCTTTCATTACATTAGCACTAGATGTATCAAGTGCCGTATTACTAGTTGCTAGTTTATCATCAACTGTACGGCTTAATTCTGTGATTTCACCGCCTAATGTTTTAATCGTTTCAGCATTAGCATTGATAGCATCGCTTTCGGCTTTAATTTTTGCATATGCATCTATAGCATCATTTGCTGCCTTTGTCGATGTATCTACAATCTTACGTGCAACTGTAGTTGCATCCTCATCGCTACCCACACGGATTAATAAGGCTCTATTCATTTTCTCCTGCATTTCTTGCAAAATTAATGTTACATTATCTGTCATGTGTTCAATATTTTGGAAAGGGTACTCATCAGGTAAATCTGTATCTTGTTTAATTGGTGTTCTACGTTCAAGAATAATCTTGTGCGTATTATCTAATGGATCACCATCAGCAGGATACGTTAAAGTTTTGTTTTCTTTGTCATAATCGATATTGCCTGTTTGTACGCTTTCTGTGCCGTCTGCATCCACCATGATTAAGGCTACATCTTCAATCATGTAAAAATCATACGGCCATATCCATTTTTTGTTAACTCCATCACATTGATAAACTACACTAGGTTTATTGACCTCTGGTGTCATATTTGTTCCCCTTTCTAATTAAACAGGACTACCCATAATTGAGTAGTCCTTATTTATTAATGTTTATCTTTTTTAGATTTTTTATCTTTCAATCGTCTATCAAACATGATAGCCATAATGACATCTTCTAGTTTTGCATCCGTGTCCGTTAGTGCAAATTTAGCTAATGTCCATAGTCCATCTGTTACAGTATCACTGAACCCTGTAATTCGGTTAGATACTTGTGATAGGCTTCTACCTACATCCATAGCACCTTTATTAGGCGATACAATTGCACTGCCTACATCATATAGTTTTTCAACGATTGATGCGGCCATTACTGTATTCCCTTTATTGAACACCTTTTCACCTAGAATGTATTTCATAGCCATGTTGGAAATATCACGCACAATAGGTACACCCATAGTAGCTTGTGATACTAATTCTTCCCCAAAGGATTTCGCCAAATCTTCGGGGTTATCATCATCTCCATTTGTCATGGCTTTGTATACCATCATGCCTAGTGCTTGTGCGGTCAAAGTCCACCATAGCATACGCACGAATTGTCCATAGTTGCCTTGGTCTTTCCGTGCATAGTTACCCTCAGCAATGATATTGTACAAAGTGTTAGCGTAGGAATAGAACGGTACAAATAGTTGAGTGAGTGCATTTCTTGAACGTTGGATGCCTGCACTGTCTTTTGTATCGCCACTACCGAATATATCTCTTACGGCTCTATCGCCAGCACTAATGGCTTCCTGTTCTACAAATTCTGCCGTTACTCCCTCAACACTTTGTAATTCTAGTACTTTGTTATCGTATGCGAATTTCCATACAGGAATAGATAATGCAAAATCAGTTTCTGTTAACAGTCTAAATCCCATTTGGTTAATATCATCACGGATATTAGCTAATTGTTCAGCCTTATAACCACCAATATTTGTATCACCTATGCGTAAGCCTTTACCCTCAATGGATAGCCCTTGTTTCAAATCCTTATCTAGGGTTTGAACACGTTCCCTCATGAATATAGATTGAGATAATACAAAATCACGTGTTGCATTGTACTTAGTTGTACCTACACCATAGAACCCTATGCCAGCATCGCTAATTGCTTTGAGTGTATTTCCTACACCAATACGATACATGGCAACAGGAATGTTCAACGCATTTTGTAAAGCTACTGATACACGGCCAGCCATAACTGCGGTAGAGGTATTTTTCTTGAGTGTCATTACCAATCTACCCCAAGCATCAAGTTTCGCCGCTTCATCTTTCCAGTTATCTCTAACCCATGTTCGCAAGAATTGGTAGGTTTCCATACCAAATTTATCAACGATGTACTCTTGGAAACGGCTATTACCAATTAGCTTATTTACATCCGTTACTGCTTTACGCATAGTAACGTGATTAATAGCCTCTGTAATCGCATTAGGGATAACATCAAAATCAAGCATTAAGGATTTACCCTTAACTACATCCAATCGTGATTTAGTAGCGCCCATACCTGTACCAAAGATTGCATTACTAGCAATCATCGTTTTGGCTATATCCTCTGTTTGGAAATCAGATACTTTAGCACTTACTTTAGGGTTGTACACAATAGGGAAATATTGCCCTTGAATTTCTCTACCGCCAATTGTAAATGTAATTCCTTTTTCTTTCTTCAAAGGATTACCATACAATTCCTCTTGTACCTTGCTACGTTCTTCATAGAATGAATTGATATGTTCCCATGTGCGGATAACAAATTCCCAGTCCTTATCCGTCATGTATTCTTGGAATGCTCTCTCCATTTCTACTTCATTACTTTGGATAGTTTCTAATGCACGTTGTCTATTCTTTTCTGTTCCCCAGTTTAATGCAAGCATGATGATTTGCTCTTTGGTAACGTTGCGTAATTCGCCTACGCTATAAAGATGATCATTACGAACATCAAATAGTTGTTTCTTGGAATATACCGCTTTTACATCTCTGGCCAATCTATACATAGATTTTTCTTTGTACTCGTTAAATTTCTGAGTAGCTTTATTAATTGGCTCGTAAATATATCTAACTGCAGGGCCATTCTTTCCACCATCCAATCTGCGTAAGAATGTTTCGGCTTTCAATAATGATAAGTTAAAGTTATTCAATGTGTTAGACAATGCATCTGCACGGCTGCGGTTATTTAACTCATTGAATACATTTCCATTATCTCTACCAAATGTTTCAGATGCCTTATCAATGATTTGGAATATAGCTTCATCAAATGTAACATTATTACCTTTTTCATCAATTAGTGTACTTCCCTCATATTGAGTTCTACCGCTTTTGTACATCCCTGTCATGAGTTCCTCTAACTGTTCGAGTTCACTCATTTTTAGTGTGCTAAACATTCTAGGCGATTGAGCATCGAACATTTCGTATATCCATGGTTCAAGTTGTACAGTCGCTTCCTTATCACCCATTATGTCAGCATCTGCATCTAACGCTTTAATTACAGCCATCATATCAAAGCCATCAACGGGTTTTAAGCCATCATACTTAGTCAATCCCATTTGATATGCCATATGCGTGTAGAAATAACGCATATTAGGTTCAATCATGATAGGGTTTTGACTACGTGTCATGCGGTTTAATTGGTCTAACAATTTAACACGCAATTTCTTAATAGCTTTTGAATTTTCAAACGCTACTCTTGCTCTTGCTTGGTTTAGCATTTGAGATTGTTTAGCACGTAATGCTTCATCTACTTTACCAGTTGCCAATGCACTATCTGCTTTCTTGCCATCTCGTACTGCTTGATTTTGGTATTTCTTGTACTGGCTAGATTGAGATAGAGTTAAATCGCCTAATTCATTTTTAGCACGTTCCATGTATTTCGGAATAGTGCCAAATCCACCATCACGAATTGCACGCACCGCATCAATGCGTTCTTGTAATTGTGCTTTTAGGTTTTCAATGCGTTCTTGTGCAGTATCAAGTTCTTTGGATACACTGCCTAATTCCTGTGCTACCCTTGCATTGTCTTTCTTGATGCGTTCAGCTTTCGTCAATTCTTTTTCAATTGGTTTCAATTCTTCATCAAGATTTTCACTGTTAGGGTCTAGCTTTTGCAATTTGCTTAGTAATTCCCAGTTCTTAGCAAGGTCTTTATTGGTATGTGCCTTAATCAAGCGTGCTTCCTCTTGAGTAAGTTCCATTTGTCCTTGATTGGATAGTAGCATTTCTTCGGCTATTTCTTGGTTAGATTTGCCTGCGTTTGGATCATTAACAAACTCATTTCTAGCGTTTTCCATTTCCTGTGCTACTGCTTCATCGTAAGTACTGCCAGCTTCCTCACGTTCCGCCTTTTCTAACCCCTCAATAGTTCGATATTGTGTATTTTCCAATGCACCATCACCCAATGCCATGTATCGTTGATGTTCTTTATAGATAGGATATTCTTCGATTAAACGCTTTTCGATTGCAACCTGCACATCGTCTTTCACATCTTCCCATTCTTTAATAGGTCGATTGTCTAACTCTTTCATGTACTTACGCATTACACGTTCTTTTGCTTTTTCTTTAATGTCAGCGATGTATCCTTGCACTCGTGCCTGTTCAGTTTCGCTTAATTGTTGATACAATTTCGTATTTTCAAATTGCTCTAATGCTTGCTCGTGTGCGTAGTTTTCAATGTCATCTTGCGTAGCTATCATGCGTGCCATTATATCTTTAATATCAGATGGTACTTCACCGCCCAATCGTTGAACACTACGATAAATACGAGTTAACCATTTAGAGAATTGACGGAATACACGTTGTAATCCTTTTGTTGGTGCTTCACCACTTCGCAAATAGCTTTCCCAACCTCGTGCAAATTTCTCGTGTGCTTTGGTATTGTCTACGTTTTCTCCATCAACCCAACCGCTCCACTCTTTGAGCGTGTTCCAATCATCAAGTAATTGTTTAGGTGCATTGTCCATGGATGCTAGTTTTTGAATATCATCAAAGAACACATGGCCCATTTCGTGTAAGAATGTACTTCTATCAGCGGTTTTGAAAATACTGATAATGCGTTCACCATCGCTCATGATTTCAGTCATGCCATTAACAGATTGGTTGTACTTTTCAATGATTTTGATTGCCTTGTCATCGAATACCACATAGCATCGTCCGTCTGTATATCCATCATATGTAATACCCTTAACACCAGTTGAATTTAAAAATTCAGATGCACCTTTATCACCGCCAAATGCTTTTGACAATGCAACATAAACATCTCTTCCTGTATATGGTGTTTTTGTAAATGTATCACCAATACTTTCCAAGATTTTATCTTCTTTTATTTTTTCTTTTGCACCCTCAACTTCTTTCTCTTTTTCTAGTGCCGATAACTTTTCATTAATTTCACCTATTAGCTTTTTAGCCATTTCAAATGTATTATCCGCTTTCAACTCGTCAAAGTTATATCCGTACTCAGCAGCAGCTTCTCTAGCGATTTTTTCTTTTATCTTATTTACATTGCTTGTTAAAGCATCAGCTATATAATCCCTATCTTGTTTTATACTCTGTATTTTTCCTAGTAATTTTTTATACTCTTGATTGGTGGTATAGGACGGATGCTCTTTATAGTAATCTAATAAAGCTTTTCGCTTATCGATTTCTAAATCATTAACGGCTGATACTATCTTGTTGATAATATCTTTATTTTGCTCTTTGAAATATTTGTCTTCATTAAGCATTGTATCTATATTAGGGATATCTACTTTGAATAACTTACCACCCTTTACTCCGCTAGCATCGTTTTTTCTTAATATATCAATTGCCTTTTTTGCTTCGTTTCGATATTTATCACGATATCTGTTTTTATCTAAGCCTTTCTGTAATGATTCTATTGCTTTTTCTTTAGTCCCATGTTCTTCCAATTCGTCAAAAACATAACCTAATGCACTACCATACTCGACTTTTTTTTCCCCGTTTGTCCAATCCCCTTCGTTATCTGTAGTCCATTTTTCTCCATTTAATATAACAAAAGAGCCTTTAGCTCCTAAAACATCTTTATACGCTACAGATACTTTCTTATTTTTAGCAAAATATAAGCCCCAACCATGTACTTGGTTCCCCTCACCACTACCAATAGCACCTAAATCAAATTCATCAAAGTCATACGGTGAACCATGCCATGCTGATTGATAATACTGATAATTATATTTCTTTCGGAGCTTGTCTAAATCATTTTCGTTTGGTATACTATTATTAATAGTAAACCGATTAACACTCACTTGTCCGTTTGATTGGACGTTATTGACTGTTAGTCGGTTTATTTTTTTCGTATTAACATATAACAAATCGCCATTATTTATTGCATTAGAATACCATGTAGCATTAACTCTAGGGAATATACTTTTAACCCTTGTTTGATAGCCACCTCTTCCGCTTTGAACATCAAAAACCAATGGAACATGAATAAAGTTATTCTGCGTATCTTTTAATTCAACAACAGCAACAATTTCGCCTTTTACCGATGCATTAGCAATAGGGTCAAAGTTTTTGAATATTGCAATCGGATTAGATAACGCACCAGGTAATTGTTTCATAACATTTAAGTCAAACTTATGTGCATGCTTAGTGGCAAATACTTTATTAAGCATTTTCGTTGTTATATAAACATCACCAGTTGTAAATTTGTAGTCAGGATCTTTAATTGTGCTAAACACTAAAGGTGCTGACATTATTTTATTTACACTTCTTTTAAGCGTTCCGTTTTGTAAATCAGTTAGCGTTTTCCCCCATTGAGTTATATCGGCTTGTAATTTTTGATGCATTGCCAATTGTTGTGCATACCCTTTTTGGTTTTCTAAAACAGCATTCATGTTGATACGCACGCTATCACGGAAATAATCCATAGCAGTATAACCGCCTTTGCCCTTTTGTCGCATATATTGTGCCATTACATCAGCATGGTGTGCCATCAATAACGCATTAGATTTTGCCATTTCACGTTGTTTTCTGTCGGTACTTTCACCAATTGCTTTAACTACTTTGTTATATACATCATAGCCACTCTTGGATAATTGCATTCGTAACGCTATATCGTTATCGGCTAATGTGAAAATCTTATCATGCAAGCGTTCAAGGCTTTCAATTTGTTGTAGCGTATGTTCCATATCAGCATGATGGATATTGCTTTGGTTAAGTGCTTCCACATTATCAGCAAATGCAGTTTGTGCTTTTGCTACGCTTGAATGAAATGCTGCACGTCTACGTTCTGCATTAGTGCGTGGCGCTTTACCGCTATTGTTAGACTTATAATCAGTCAACCATTGTGGCTCTACACCACTTGCCGTAGCTTCTTTAATATCATTGTCCATGTTGTCAAAGTCGCTTGCGTAGTTTTCACGATACTCTTGCACTAGGTTTTTGTACAGGTTATTATATGCTTGCTTAACTTGCGTAGGATTAGCGAATACTTGGTCTAGTACTTCACGATCTACATCGCTTGCATCTTCAAATTCATCACGGATAATGCTTTCTTTAACTCGTTCAGCTTTCTTTTCTGTTGCATCAACTAGGTTATTATTAAAGGCTTCCACTTCCGCTTTTGCACGTTCGAGTGTTTTCATAGACATACCACCACGAGTAAAGTATGTGCTTTCTTCTAGTGCCTTTACAGTTTCTTCCGTCAAGCCACCGCTTAATTGTGCATACTTTCCGATTGGTACAGGAATGTCTGCATTAGCTTCAATGCTTTTTGATACTTCCTCTTGTGTAACCAAACCACTATCAATCATATTCTTAATGGCTTGTTGCCCTTGCTCTGTTTCTGCCATTTCGTTTACATTTACATATGCAGTAGATACACCTACATTATCGCCCTGTGCTTGTACGATTTTTCCGTACAACTCAGGATTTTCTTTTGCCATTTTATTTGATGCTGCATCTTGTTTCAATGCTTGCATGATAGCGTTACCATTTCGATTTTGTTCTGCCATCACGGCTTGTTGTTGCTCTTCTGGTGTTAACTTTTGAAATTCATGGAACGCTTTCATAGTGTGAATACCACTCACACCGCCACCAATTGCACCCAAACCAATAACGGCTGGTAGTGCTTGTAACATTGCACCGCCTGCACCTACCGCCATATCACCTATGGAATATACACCCTCTGGGTCATTATCGTTGCGATATAGGTTATGTTGGAATTTTTCGTTAATGTCTTGCAATCCCTCTTCGATTAATTCAGAACCGCCAGCCTTAACATTAGCTTTCATCATTTGTGCAACTGTTGTACCAATACCACGGCTAAATGTTTGTGCTGTATCGCTTGTAGCATTTTGTATAGCTTTAGCCATGGTAGATTTAGGTGCAACAGATGATAAGGCTTTACCAAACACTTTAAATGAAGCAAATTCTATACCTGCATCAACTGCAGCAAATGACATTGCATATTTTCTAGCTTCATCATCTGTATATACTCTGTTACCTTGTGCATCTCGTTTATTGATGAGTTCAATGTATTTTGTGCCAAATGACATTTGGTACATCTGCTCACCCATACCGACTTGAACACCTGTGCTTAAACCAGTTAATGCACCCGGAATAGCACCCTCACCACCAGCCCATGCGGTAGCTACTGCACCTGTTGCAGCACCTAGTGCCATACCCTCAGCCGCACGATTAGACCCCATAATAGCTTGCGCCGCCATCATATATCCTTGACTAGCAGTAGCGCCTACTACTTGTTGTAACACATCTGTTCCATCTGTTTGTCTGTATTGCTTTAAGTTCGATTGCAAGCGCTCCATCTCTTTTGTTAAATCTTCGATTTCAGATTTATCAGTAGTTTGAGATAGCTTCCAACCAACTTGCCCTAATTTAATCTGATCATTCATCGACCAAACACCTTGTTGCACCGCATCAAATACACCTCGTGTATTATTAATTGCTTCAAGGTTTTGCAACGTAGTAATAGCTTCTGCTGAGTTTTTATAATTAACCTTTTCAAGTTCCGGATACATTTCACGCACTTCTTGAATAGTTCTACCACGTTCAATTTGTGCTGCAGCTGCTTCTGCTCGTCTGATACCCTCTTGTCCACTAGCCATGATAAGGTCAGCACTAATACCTAGTTTTTCACCACTATCAATTGCTGATTGCGCCCAGTCTGCTTTATTCCACAAATAAATTTGCTCCGCACGATGCATTGCCGGTTGTAATATTTCACTAGCTTTATTTACAAAGTTTTCGCTTTGTTGCGGTGTAACATCGGTTTGCGCCAATGCGTTCATTGCATCCGCATCAACTGTTGCCGTGCTAGGATCTTTTGTTACCCATGCACCTACACTATTTGCCGCACTACTGATAGCTTTACCATATGAATTATCTGTTGTTTCTTGTTGTACTGCGCCATCAAACGTAGTATGCGCCTTTGATTTTATCGCAAATGTTCCGTTTGTCGCTTGTTCCGGTGTAATTATATAATCACTCATTATTGTCCTAACCTTTCAGCTAATTCTTCTGGTGTTATCGTGTGTTCTTGACCGCTACTATCTTTATATACATAATATGGCTCACCATCATCACCAGTAGTATTGTATAAGCCGTACATACCATTAGCTGCTAATTGTGCGTTGGTATATGTAACGGCTGCACCTTTACCACCAAAGAAATTAGACATTCTACCTGCACCCCAGAATTCACCTGTTTTAGTAGATGCTATGGCTTGTTGAGATACTGCATCGGCCCCCCATTCTGCCATTTGTGCAGGTGATGGGTCAGTGCCATATTTATTTCTGTATTCTTGTACTTTAGGATATACTGCGGTTGCCACACCTTGATACTCAACCCCATCAATCTTTCTACCTGCTATACTTTCGATTGTGCTTTTCATACCTTTCATATTAGGTGCAAAATCGCCAGTACCATTAGTATATGATGCGTAATAATCATCAATTTGTTTCAATTGAACAGGTGTAAAATACACTCCCATTTCACCAAGAAAATTTGTTAATTCGCCTTGCGATTTGAATTGTCCATTAGCAATTGCAGCCTTAACACCAAGTACATTATTTTCTTTTGCTTTCATTGCGTTTTGTGCTGCTTTATTTACGCTCAACTGCATTCTATTTAAATTATCCTGTTCCGCTCTAGCGTATTCAGAATGTGTTGCTGCGTAGTCTTGTTTAACTTTTAGTACATCAACTTCTGTACCACCATTAGCTACAACTGCTGCCACTTTTTCTGCTACTTCTGCACGTTGGTTTTCAACTGTTTGTGCTTCTTTTCTACGTAGGTTTTGAATACGTGTAGCTACATTACGTTGAATTAATTCTTTACGTTGTTGCGCTTGTGCAGCCGTTTCCTCTTGTGGTTGTCCGCCTTTAAACAGTCTAGCTTTAACCTCTTGCATATATTGTCTGATACTAGGTTCATCGCCATTGCCCTGTGGCGCATCCCATGAGTAATGGTTGCCATTCCCATCAATCGCATCCGGCGCGCCATCTTTCCAACGTTGCCCATTTACAGGGCCAGCATACCATGCAACGAGCGCACCCTCTACACCATATTTCTGTGCATATTCACCCAGTTTAAATGCAGCTACTTTCTTTTGTGCTTCTGGGTCTGACATATCAGCACCCGGTATACCTGCTTGTGCGCTCCACTCTGGCCAGTTATCCGGTAAGATTTGGAACAAACCATATGCGCCTGTACGTGCATTCACCGCACCAGCATCTCCACCGCTTTCTTGCCCCATAACCGCTGCCTTTAGGTTTTCGACTGTTGGCTCACCCATAGCACCTGCAACTTTACCGAACCCTTTATCAAAAAGCGCTTTAGTAACTTTATCAAGCAAGTTAGGATCATGAGGGTCAAATTGTCCGATTGCTTCATCAATTGCTGCATCATCAGATGTAGCCAATACAACGGATGCTTTCTTGACCTTTTGTCTGTATCCCATAATTTTATCTTCATCAATTAATCCGGATGATGCAGCTGCATTAATCATTTTATTTGCGCCATCTAAATCATCATCAGCTATTTTCTTTTCAATCATGGTAACTGCAGTATTCTGTTGTGCTTTTTTTACTTGTACATCTATTGTGTTTTCGTCATACCCTAGATTGGTTAACTGTGCTTTGATACTACCACTCAATTGTTGCATGGTTTGTTCAAATGCATCAGGACTACCATTTACAACACCATTGTTAGCGATACTTTGTACATTCAAGTCAAGCGCCTTTAATGCACTATCCTCGTACTGACCTCTAACATATTTATTGATATTGTTAATTGTATTTGTCTTATCAGTATCAACAATTTTGTTGAAAGCATTAATACTATCTTTTAACTTGAAATTGTATTTATCAGCGATTTGTTTATTCAATTCCTGTACTTTGAGTTGATAATCAACAGGGATGCTTAATGCATTTTCGCCTTTTCTATTCATAGCGCCGTTATCAGGGTTATACATCCAATCGTTCATAGCAGCGTTAAATTCGTTTGTAGCATTAACTACATCAGTCATTTCTTTTTGCTTTTGAATTTGTAACATTGTATTTCCCAAATCACCAACCGCTTTTGAAAGGTTACTTAGTCCTTGTTGGTCTACACCATATGCAGCAGCATTAGCAGTATTGGCAACATTACCATTAACTGTATTTAGTTTTTGTTCACCCTCATAACTGACTAGCTTCATCTGTATCTCCTAACTTTACGAACAGTTACAATAGATCCAGGCCCTACACCTTGTTGCATTCTTAAATCATCGCCTTGTTTCAAACCTGTAATAGCATCATAATCTGTATCACCACCATATACAGTTTGATATTTAGATTTACCAACTTTACCATTGCCTGCGTATTGTTGTTTCAATCCGTACATGCTAGATGCACCACTCAAGATAGTACTAAGCATTTGCAATCGCCCTTGCGTTTTCGCATTAGATGCAGCTGCTCTTGCACTACTAGCTTCATTGCGATAATTAACCCCATTAAGATATTCATTGTAGATACTGTTATTCTTGCTAGTTTCCCAATTGTTAATATCCTTGTTGTATTCATCGTAGCTACTAGCCATTAATTGTAATGGTGTACCACTCATGGATAACCCTGTAGCGCCTGCTTCTGCCGTATTCTGACCTGCAATTAACCGCATTTTATTGTCCATCTTATCTCGCTCTTGTAGTGCTTGATTGGCAATATCCTGTTGTTTCCTATCAGAAATACGAGCGTTAGCTTCCGCTGCTTGTGCCTGTGCATTGTACATAGCAGTCTGTGCTTTTGTTTGTTGGTGTTGCCCCCATAATTGAGCAACCAATTGACCTGCCATCAATGCAATAGGATTACACATTCGCATCCCCCTTTCTCAATGTAAATAGTTCCATTCCGTTGTGTTTAATATCAGAATGAATAACCGCCCCTAGTGATGTAAGCCATCTTTTGGAGCGGTTGTTTTTCTTATGTATGAAATTGAATAAACATTCATGAGTGGATAGCCACTCTTTTATGATTGCGTTACTCCTCTTTAGAAATTCCTTTTGTAATTTTAAATTAGTATCTAGTATCTTATTCCCTAGGAAATAAATACAGTACATTCCGTTGATTGGCTTTTTTGAGATACCATATACGGCTATTGGTACATCATTCTCAATTACAATGTGGTTTTCATAGTCATTACTGCATATATCCATTACAAAATTATTTTTTCCATAATTCGGAAAATTTTGGTTCGCTATATTGACCTCTAAGGTGTCTATGGCTCGTAAGTTGATATATAAGTCATGAATTAATGAAGTGTGCCTTACAGGGCAAATATCAAAGTCCTGTAACATTTGGAAAACCACCACCTATTTCTATTTCTCTTGTTACGCTTAAAAGGTTAAATGGATAAGGTTTTTCATGCAAAATACATACAGATGCATCGGTTGAGTATACTCCATCGAATTTTGGCAATATACATACCTTATCTCCGCTATATAATTTGAGTGGCGGTAGAGAGATGTCATCCATATGGTTGAAATTTCTTCCGATTTTGCCACCAAATGAATTTAAGATATTGAGTGATAACCTACTCATTGTTAATAGTCGGCCTTGTAATGTACCATCTTGTATTTGCATTTCAATACTTGGAATACGTAATCGTGTAGTGTAGTTAATACCAACGGCTACGCTTTGTGCCTTACCATCGATATTAATAATTGCCGTAGGTGGTACTTCCTTAATTGGCCGTTCCCTACCATTTACAACGATTTGCACATCCTCACCAATCAGATGAGGTACTGTGATAGTGCTGATATTCTCTGTGCTAGTTTGTCTGATATAACAATCCATGTACACATTGTTATTATCAGCGTTATACATCGGCTCAAATCGTTCAATACACATCACTGTACCGCTTTTGAAATCACGCTCAACGATAACATACAAACTGTCTTGTTCGCCCTCAGCTACACTCTCAGCGTATTTGTATTTGCCTTTTGTAGTGAAGTGCGACCATGCATACACCTTTTGCTCAGGAATGTAAGTTAGACAATCGATATTGCCATCATCTGTAACGTAGTAAACAATACTATCTGGATCTTGTGCATAAGCGCTGGTAATAAAATTACGATACTTGGTTAAATGCTTAACGAATAGAGTTAAGTCAGCCCCTGTGTAGTTATCGCTTTCATAGGAATACCCTAAATCACGCACTACGCACCCTCTAGCTTGTACGTAAACACATCTATTCCCTATGTATTGTGGCTCACATTCAGATGCACCACGTTGTGTTTGTGTGCGTAGATTACAGTTAGTAGGTGTAATAGTTTTAGAACCATCTATAATCCATTCGTTACCGCTAGTCAAAATCAATAAGTCATTAGCAGGTATCAAATGTCTAATGTCATACATTTTGCGATTAATTACAGGTAGTGTGATTGCACTATCATCTGTAATCGTACCGCCTACCTTTTCTACACCAAAGTTTGAATAATCACCTGTGCGACTAAACCATATGTAGTTAGGATATTGAGTGCTAGATGCTAGGATAAACCTATCTTGGTAAAACGTACATACACGAGGATAACCAAGGCCTTTGCCCCATTGTCCAAATCTGAATTTAGATGTGGCTTCATTTTCTACAACGCTATTCAATACATTTACTTTAACGTGCTTGCTATCAACAAATTCTTTGATTTCAATTACACCATAGTTAGAATGTGGCAAGAATGATAGGTCTACATTAACACTGCCACCTTTTAAATCAGATACAACTTTTAACATTGCACTAGGCGATACCTTGCCAGTATCTGTTACGTTGTAGTCATTAGTAGATGTATATACCCTGTAATCTTTCCACGTTGTGCCATTGTCATTACTGATTTGAATTTTTACAGTGCCATTCCATGTGCCATGCGATGTGAATTTCCACGATAAATCCTCATCACTACTGAATTGTTCTACATCATAATTGATGTTATTGTAATCTTCGCCGACTGGTCTGTTATATCCGCCGTGTCTTTCACGCGTAACATATTCAGTACGTTGTATTACTTCACCAGTTTTGCTTGTAGTTACTGCTTTAACAAAATGTTCAATCTGCATGACTGAACCAACCATATCAGCATTGAATATATCCTTTGTGGCGGTTAATGTATCGCCATTCAAGATTACAGTACTTTCTTTATCAACATTTACTTCGCCGTATGGTTGCTCTGATAACTTGTACGTATCAAATCGCCAGTCTGTATCACTATATCGTGATAGCGTTTTAACTGGATACTTACCACTACAAATAAACATTACATCACCACTTTGGATGCAGTTCAATTTATCAACTACATCACTTTCAAATGGTGTTTGTAGTTCAATACCTGTATAGATACCATTCCGCCACACTCGGATATATCGCTCACCAATTTCAAGCAAGAATGATTTATTCTTCTCGGCCGTAAACTCAAACAGCCTTGTAGACTTATCTTTGTTTTTGACTTGCCCTATATACTCTGAGCCTTGCCGTCTAGCTACTGCGCCATAAGGTCTGATTACTGCATTTTCTGCTAATAGCAATGCGCTTTTGAATTGATCTAAGTCAAACCGCCTAGATACATCAGGCGAAATCTCACCAGTTGTAAATGCAAGTTGTGATATATACATTGGTTTCATGATTACCAACTCCTTGCTTTTACATAGTTAGAAATATATGGCATATCTTGCCTACGCTCTTTCGCACTCAATGATTTTGCCTCTTGTGTTGCTGCTTGATACAGCTTGTAACATTGGTCGAACAATCCGCTATTGCCAGTTAATGGCATGGCTAGTTCTGCCCCCATTTTAGATTTCAAGGCCTGTACAAATACAGGACTGAATACATCTATATCTTGCACATCGTACACGTAATCGATGTACGCAAGCGGTACATCACTCACGATATATTTTGTGTTGTTGTCAAAGGTAAATACATCATATTCCTTTTGGCTTTCCGCTCTAAATCGTTCCCCTTTAGGAATAACCCCAAGGATACGTATGCACTTTTCGGGATACGCATAAACAAATTCATAGCCAGCTAGTTTATGATCAGACAGTACACACTCTTCACGTTTACGTGCGAAATTCCATTCATATTGTGAAAGTAGCATCTTGCGTGTCGCATCGTAATGCAATCTACATTGTCTAGCCGTTTCTGTTTCTTCATCAAGGCCGTATATCCTACCGCCATTGATTAATGACAAAGCCATGTTGCAAATATCAGTAGGTGTCATATTGCCCCCCATTTTATAGTGAAAAAGAGGGATGCATACGCACCCCTCATTCTGTTATTCTGCAGTTTCTTCCGATTTCTTGCCTTTAGATTTAGTCTTTGGCTTATCTTCGCCATCTTCGGTTTCTTCTGCGCCTGCAGCTTCAAACAAATCATTGAAGTAATCTTTATCGTATTCAGCTACTTCTTCTTTTGTAAGTTCTACTGTTTGTCCTTCTTTAATTAAACCCTTTGTATTGTGATACAAAGTTACTTTTGCAATGTATTCCATGTTACCCCCTATTTGCTAGTAATACCGCTAGTTAAGAATACAGAAATTGTGCCAGCCGTTGCATTGTTGACATTAGCACGTGTATAACGTTTAACACCATTCGCCAAGCGTACTTTATATTCGTATCCAGCCGGTGCATTGGCTGGTAATGTAATACCATGCAACAATACAGGGTTAGCGATGTTTTCTGCATCAGATGTATATACGTTGATTAATGCAGTACCAGTTAATGCTTTGTCTACACGAACAACTAACCACAAGTTAGGGTCAGCATCACCGCTAGTAACTACAACATCGGAGCTGACATTGCCAGATAATTCACGTTTCCAATGGAATGTATTTAAAGTATCGATAATCATGTATTTTCTCCTCTCTACTATGCAGTAACACGTGCTTCGGTGGAAAGCAATGCATCAATTTTACGAACAGGAATACCATTCGCACGAGTAACCATTTTACCCATTTCCATATCTTCTGTGATAGTAGAACCATGCACTTTGTTCTTTTGCAAGCGTAAGAATGTACGCAACTCTTGGTTCATATACCATACTGGTCTACATCCAGTTAAGCTATGCATTTTTTCTTCCGCACGAATCATCAAGTTAATCAAATTAGGGCCTGCGGAAATATCTTCTTTGATAGATTTCATATCGATATTAGCGATACGCACTACATATCTCCAATCACGAACAGATAAACCGATGTTTTGTTTAAAATGAGTTCGGTAACCTTGGAACATAGAACCATCAGCTTTAGTTACTGTTACTTCGCCTAAATCTTCTTGTTCTAAACCACCTTGACTGCCACGTGGATAAATACCATGTACAGTAAGAGGGCCCCAACCTACGAGCCACATAGAGGCAAGGTTAGCAGTACCACCAGCATCAATAATATTTTTAGCACAATCAGCTTTTTTAGTGTCTAATGTATTAAAACGTGCGGATAAACCGATAAATTTTTCAGGTGTAGTTTCATCACCATAGAAAAGTGTGCTTGCGATTTCTTGACCCATGCTTTCAACAAATGCACTATCTTCTGTTGCACGGAACGCTACAGGGTCATTAGAAAGTTTAACCAAGTCTTTATCCACTTCGGAATATGCTTCCAACATACCACAAGTATCAGTGATTTGTTTTGTAGTGGATTTAGATGGTTGTACACCGCCATACAACATGCGCCATGTTGTGGATGGTAATCCAGTACGTACAGTTGTTTTGTTAGATGTACCATCATTACATTCAATCATTGTCATGTCTTGAATAATTTCATTTGTTTGGTTTAATTGCTCAATGATTTGTGCAATTTTACCATTTGGATCCATGCGTGTTTGCAAATCCAATAATGTAGGATTGTTAGTTCCGATTGTAGCCATTAATTAATCTCCTTTAATCTTTAAACATAGACGGATACATATTTCGTCTAATAGCTTCATCCGATTGATTATTTGCAGGTCTGTTGTTCCCTGCGTTGCTATCTTCGCTTGCCATACCAGCAATATGTGCGAATAGTTGAATTACTTCTACACGATTACCCAAGCCATTTTCAGCTAGGATTTCACGGATATTAGGAATAGTCTTTTCTACTGCTTCAACACCTGCGGCCGCTTGGCTGACAGTATCATCAAACTTATTGCCTAATACCTCACGAGCGTTATCTGCATACCCTTTGTATTGTGCTTTCAACGCTTCTTGCTTTTGATTTTCATAAGCCGTTACAAGATTTGTAGCGTATTGATTGCCAAACTTAGCCATCTGTAATGCTTGCTCTTGCGTAGCACCTACACCATTAAGCATTTTTGAAAACTCATCCGCGATGGTTTGGTCGACTTCGCCACCCTCAAATGCAGTTGAGAAATCATATACAGTAGGTTCTGCAGGTTGGTCGGTGTTAGTATCACCGCCACCGCCTAAAATCGTACTTGGTTGGTCTTGTGTATTCGTGTTCTGTGGTGTACCACCATTTGCACTATCCGTGTTATTGTTTGTGCCTTGTTCTAAATTTTCATCCATGGTTACTCACCTTTCTTTAATTCGTTTTCTTCAAGCGTTTTAAAATATTTTTGCATCTGAATATTTTCGAGTTGTGCTAGATGGTATTTCTTAACACCCTCTATTCCATCGCCAATCTTTCCTAAATCGTTTTGTAATAAAATAGCAACAGCCCTCATTCCCTCGTTATAGAATGTTGTACTGTTGCCTGTGAAAGATTGGCTATTCAGTTTTGCCCTATCTAATATGCGATAAAAAAACCACCTACCGAGTTCAGTGCTCAGTACGTGGTTCAACGCTTCAATGTCGCGTTCACGCATATAATCTCTTTTTTGTTTCATCTAATATTCCATTCCCATTAACTGCTGCATTACAGGGTTTCCATCATTCGCTGCATCGGTTGCTTGTTTAGCTGCACTAGCCATTTGAGGTGCTAATTGTGCCATTTGTAATGCTTGTGCTTGTTCCTCTTGTTCTTGTTGTGCCTGTTGTTGTTCTTCCATCTTAGCTTGATATTCATCATTCGATACAATTACTTTTGCAGGTACACCGAGGTTAACACCATAATAATCCGCTGCTTCTTCAAAATTGAATTTTTGTAGAATATTAGGATTGCCCTGTGCCAATGACATAAGGAACGCAAAATACTGTTCGATTGAAGTTAATGAAGATACCTTTTGTGCTTGTGCCAATGGCGAAATGTATTCAATCTTCACATCTTGTCCGTTTAACTCTTCCGCCAATGCTTCATCGATTGGTGGAAATACACCTGCACGATCTAATATCGCATAGGTACGTTCGATAATCGGATTAAGAAATTCAGATAGTAGCCGTTCCACTACAGGCCCTAATTGTTGTAACTTCTCTTGCGTGCGTTCCATGACTTCCCTTGCCGTCATTTGTCCATTGTCCATGTTATCGAGCATTAGGAATAAGTCAGCACTATACGCACGCTTGATACTGTCTTTAACTTCAATGATTTGTTGCATTATCCAATCAAGATTGATACCTACGTTAAATATAGGCTCAACCTTACCGCCTGTATCGACTTCGGTTATACCGCCAGGAAATAGTGATACACTACCAATCACATCGGATGTTACGGCCATTGGTGGTTTTACACCTAACTCAATAGCGGTTAGTCTGTCTAATTCCAACTTCTGCAACATCATTGCATCAGATTGTGCGAACCATGCACTACCTTTACCATAACCATTTAGATCATGTGTAGTGTGCCGTGCAATCGGAATAGGCCATTCTTCATAGCCACTATGTCGCAAGATTTCATCGTCTCTACTCCCATCAACCCAGTAAATAGAGGAGTAAGGCATGTTCTTGTTACCTAGTTTTCCATTGCGGTCTTTGTTTTCGCAAACTAACCAACATACAGTATAGGTAGATGCATTACCCTTGCCGTCATCGTATGCATTTTTAATCTTTTCGGTACAGTTATCATATCCAAACTCTTCCACGAGTTGGTCGCAAGTCATGTTGTATTTCCGTCCAAACGTGTTAACCTCACCATTAGCATTACATTCTAATGCGTAAGTACCGATTGGATACGATGTGAAACGTACACCAACTTTACCATCAGGCATGATTGACATTGGTGCTTGTCCGAATGGTAGTTCCATATAGACTTGGTGAACCACATTGTAGAAATTGGATTTTGCAAATACTGCATACAATATTTCTTCACGTTCATCTAATACTTTCGCTACATCACTATTAGCTGCCATATCCGTATTTTCCATGGTTAGCTTAAACCATTTACGGCTAGGCGGTGTCATTCCACTCATTACACCACTTGCAAATATTTGGCAACTTTCCCATGCAATACCAGTAAGGATTTTATCGGTATACAGCTTTGATTGATCTTGCTCACCATCAAACACCCCAAGGAATGGCAACTGATAATCTCTAATCATCTTCCATTTCTCAACGTACTTTTGACGATTGGTAAACATCTGATTGAATTTAGCTTTTATTTTTTTATAGTCTTTCGGTTTAGTTACAGGCTTTTCTGTAGGTTGCCTTGCTAGGCTAGATAAGATAGTACTCATATTAACCGCCTAATGTTGTTTTGCCTGTAGCTTGGCTCAATGCACTAGCCAAGATGGTGCTATCATAACCAGTTTTCTTACGCTTTTTATCAGTGAACCATTGTTCATCTCTTTTTTGTGCCATATCATCAGTTTGTGCAACTGGTGTAGGCGATGGTGCTGGTTGCTTAATATCTGGTGTTTTAGCTTTCATACACATTCACATTCCCCCTTTACCCAAATGGTTTGTACTCTGTATTAGCTACTCTTCTGTGATTGCCATTTACTTTTTTAGTGACCCTAAATGCAAAGGTCAAGGCTAATGCATCGCCTTTATTCGGTGATGGTAAACCACGCTCTTTCATATCCTTTTTGCTTTCAAGTTGGATACGGCCGTTTTTATCAATGATCGCTTCTGGCCCTACGAGGTCATCATACAATCCTTGTTCATTAGGAATTGAACCACCCTCTTTTAACCACTCTTTCATTTCGCCCCACATGTACGCACGCATATTGAGATACATATTGTTAGGCGATGCACCACCAAAGGCAACTAACCGCCATTTTCTCCCCATTGACTTACCTATGCTATAAATACCTGTTCCGTACCCTTGGTCTATGAATACTGCATCAGCTTTGTATTCGTCTTCAAACTGTGCTATGAGGTTAGCCATTCGCATATCATCGTCATTCTTCTCAATGGTTGCCAAACACTTCATAGAGTAACCATTACGCATCACGATTTCTAATGTATCGCCACCAGTCCATGCAGGGTCTACACCGATAATTACAGGTAAATTATTAAACTCACCAACTCTGTACATTCGCTTTTGTGCTTCATCTACAATTGATGCGGATATGAATTGTGTGTCAGATGCACTAGGGAATATCCCTCTTACACGCACCTTTACAAAGTCGCTATCCTCACCATGAATATCTACCCACTCTTGCAACTTGGCTTTGTTTGAGATTTTAACAGTACGGCTATCTATTTGATATGTAGTCCAGTATGCTCGATGCTTTCTAAAACATTCTCTAAACCTACCGCTATTACGTGTAGGGTTACCAAACACACACCAGATAATCTCTGTTTCCTTATCTGTTAAAGCACCCTCTGTTACTTCCCATATCTTATCGGATATTGCGGATGCCTCATCGAATATGATTAGTATTCGGTTACCTTGATTGTGTAAACCTGCAAATGCCTCTGGGTTACTCTCACTCCACGGAATAGCATCTATCCGCCATGTTTTCTCGTACTGTTTGTCAGCACTAAACAATGCGGTAGCGGTATAGGTGAATAATTCTTTGCCTATAAACAGGTTGTACCATTTGTTAAGTTCCGCCCAAGTCTTAGACCTTAACTGTGTATCAGTATTAGCGGTAACTACCCCTCTTGTATTCTCATGTGTGGCAATAGCGAATAGTATCAACAATGAAGAAAAGGCTGACTTACCAATACCATGACCAGATGCAACTGCAATTTGTATCGCCTTAGCTAATGACTTTCCCTTGCGTAGTTCTTCGCCTATTTTCTTGAAAGTCTTAACTTGCCATTCGTCAGGGCCGTCAAAGTTTTCAAGCGGTGTTCCTTTTTCTCCCCAAGGGAATGCGAAGTAGACAAAGCCTAATGGATCATGCGTGAACGAACCCAACGCATCAATCAGTTGTGCCTTGTTGTACTTCATCTGACTTCACCCTTGCTTGTTTCATGCGGTCGGATATATCAATCTCTATTTCTGCATCAAGTTTTACCTTTTCAGTAAATAGCATGTGCCGTTTACCTAGCAACTCGGCTGCTTTAGTTCTGTCCGCAATTGATGCATCCAATCCGAACGCATCTTTTTCTTCGCCATTCATAACCTTAGTTAGGTATTGTAGGACTTCATCAGCAGTTGCAATTGCGTTTTTGCTACGTTCGTTCATTACATCATCTATGTATTTACGCACGTTTACTTTTGTTAATAACTGGCTACCTTTACTTCTTGCCGTCTTTTCTGAATATCCAGCCGTAATTGCACTCTGTGTTGCATTGGTAGTCTTGATATACTCATCTGCAAATATTCGTTCTTTTTCAGTTAGTTTACTAGCATCTGCCATATATCAATCACCACCTTTATATGTTCTAACTAAAAATAGCAGTACTTCATGTTGCTTAGTACTGCTATACTCACTTTCTTTCTTATAGAGTTGTCCTTGCTTGAAGGTCTTACCCTTTTTGTACTTATGAGGAAATGTTAGTTTGTATTCTTCCTCTGTGTACATTCGATTGACGATATATACCTTACAAGGCTTATCATATTTGCTCCATGATTGCCTTACATCGACTACATACCGCCTGCCGTTCATTTGTAATGCTTTTAGTAGTTTCTTTATCGTTGGTTGATAATTCACATCAAGCACCACACAATACCGACTACAATCAACGCACCGCACACAATAGCTAGACAATCAATAAGGCTAAACAAGTTATCTTCACGATGTTCAAATGCATATTTTGCTTTCGCTTGTAGGTCTTTGTTATCTAGGTCTTGTGCTGCACGTTTAAACAATGCTCTATCCTTAATGAATTGTTTAATTGCTTTAATCATTTCAGTACTTCACCACCTTTCCGCTTTAGTTTCCCATTAGATCGTACACACAAACCGCATGCACTTTTACTTGCATTCCCCTGTGTAATGTACGTTTGGCATAATCCGTCATATTCAATGACATTAGCCGTACATTTCCCTTTCTTGTTGTTTAAGCATTTGCTTTTACAACACAATATATCAGTCATCATTTCTCCCTTTTTGATAACTTTATGCAAAAAATGAGATATATCGCCGTGGATATACCTCATTATGTGATAGTTTTATTCATTTGTATTGTAACAATTATTCAAAACTGAATATCGTACAGTCAACACTTACACACGTTCTAACATGTAGCCAGAACATGTGCATATGTTCCAGTACGTAACCAAAACAAAATACGATATTCACTTTTCAGCAATTATTGCATACTCAAAACCAAAGTTATATAGTTGGATGTTTACCAACACGAGCATATGAATTGTAATCATGGTTAGCTCACTCTGTCTAACTCTCGCACAATACTCGGTTCTTAATGGAACATATATAGCTTTAGTTTTCAGTATGCAATTGCACTCTCTAAACTAATACCGCCAGTTGTTTGTAGTATGTAACATTTTTTCGCTTAAGGTTTTATCTCATGAAACGTATGGTTGATTGTTATTGCATAATTGGAAAGTATTATATGTGCGGTATTAGTTTACAAAATGCAATATAAGAGGTGCGGTGCAGTTAGAAATTAATATAGATTGTAATGACTTAGAAACAATACTCGTTGATTTTCAAATACAAAATATAAAACCGCACCTCAATTGCTATTTAGTTTTCAGAATTGCTCATTGGCAACTCTTACACCTTATATTCTACTATATGTTTTTATACATATATACTGACATTTACTGACATTTCATGACATTTACTGACATTTCAACTTGCCTATTTCAATTAACGCTTTTTCTTTATACCTCATAGCCTGTCTTTCGTTGAATTGGTTCTCAAAAACCGAATGTGCTTGTTTAGCTGACATCCCAAGCAGGTATTCATAACGTAACATTGTACCGCCTATTTCTTCACTTAGACTATTGATCGTGTTGATTACATCGCACTTGTACTCGCTCAATTCATCAATCCGTCTGCGTTGTTCTTTTTCTGTGTCAATAAACCTTGCTACGCTATTTTCTAGCCCACATGGAACACCGCCACCGCTCACTCTATCTTTTGAGTAATCAATAGCACTAATCGATGTAATGTTGCATCGTAGTTGTTCTATTTCTTTTGCAATCGATTTTATTTGCTCATCAACTGTCTTTACAGGCTCAAGGTATTTTCTAGCACTACTAATTAATCTTTTTTCACTTTTTGTCGGTTCATTCAAATATTACTCACCACCAAACATAACCCCAACACCAAAGATAATTAACACAATACCAATTATCGTCTGCATGTATAACATTCGCACACATCCCTCTTCAAACGTATCACAGGTATCGCTTAAAATCGCTGCTAAAAAAGGTGAAACACCTAATATCATTCCAATTGTAATTAAATTTTCAGCCATATGTTTATACCTCTGCTAGTTTTGCACGATCCCATATAAACGTATCATCTTTATTTCTTGCTGAAAACGAGGTTCTTCCGTTATTCCATGCATATATCATTTCATCTTCATACTTTGCAAAATATGCTTTTTCCCATTTGTCATCACAATCATCTTTAACCAATATAGGGGTATCAACTGGCACTTTACTCCAATCAACAATACCTATATATTCAGCAATATCGATTTGTTGGTTTTCTTCTGTAAAGCACGTACTTCTTATATCAACTCTATTCGACCATTGTGAAATACATTCACGATTTTTATAAAAGAATATTGTTCCGTTTTCTATTTCTGCTCTTCTGTATCCTAGGTCATACATTCTACTGAATAATTCATCTGTAAATTGTTTATCGTTCATAGTTATACCTCTTCATATGTCGTTTCAAATATATCAGGCTTACACGGATAAACCTCACCTTTAACACCTTTGATGATGTAATCACCTAACGATGCTTTTATTTTCCCCTCTAATGTTTCAATAATAATATCATCATCAGCGCGACCACAAAAACTCAATTCACAAAAATCTACACATTCACAATAGCTTTCCTTTGTGTATTGAATTGCTTTAATCACAACTGGTTTCTTTTTATAACGCTTAACCATACTGCACCCACGCTCCTCTATCCTCATTCCATTTAAACTTAACAACATCGTACAAATCAAAATCATCTATGTTTTCACTTACTTTACCGATATAAAACACATCCTCTTCACTCTCTACCGCAAGTTGGCACAAGAAATCAAATGCATCTTGATAGCTTTGAGGCGCTATGTAAAAGTCGGAGTGTTCAACATATCCACTATAATTTGTCATATTAACCGCCTAATGTAGGACATTCACATTCCCATGTGTAATCTTCAAATTCATGCACGTTATAAAGAACTTCATCGCCATTTGATTTATATTCAAATTCCTCTGCAAAGTTCATGCCACATTCGTAACACTTGCCTCTGATATCCAATCCATATTTTTTAGCAAGTTTCGGATATCCTTGCCCATCAACACTCCATGCATGATTTACCTTAACAATAAAAACGCCATTGTCATCTTCGCCTAAACAGATACCACCATTTGAATCCGCAAGATCATCGCTACTGACATATGCTCTTCTCAACGAATTTAAGAATGTATCTCTTTCCAAAAAATTTAGGATAATTTCATTTAAACGCTCATCAAATACTGGATATGCTCCATCGAACTCAAATTCAATAAACTTCATTAAATTTTCTTTTGGACCTCTGAATTTAACCCATCCTTCACACCAATTTGGCATTTTACTCACCTCTTATGATAGGGCGGATATTTCACCGCCCATATCCTTTACTTAAACAATGGTAAAAACATCATGATTGTTATACAAATTAACAACACAATAGACCATACCAATACACCCATTGAGATAATCGAAAACAAAGTATCATTTCTACACTTTCGTTCTGCATCAAGCATTGCTAAATGTCTTGCCATTGCAAGTCTTGATATTCTACGTTCAATGTCTATCCTTTCGATTTCACACTCGATCTTTCTTCTTTCTATATCTCGTTCAATCTCATTCATTATTTACTCGCTTTCAATGTTTCCACTTCTACTACTAATTTTTTGTTCATGTTAATTTCTCCTTTTATGTTAATTAATTTATTAAACTTATTTACCTGTGCTGCCATAACCGCCAGCACCACGTTCTGTTTCGCTTAATTCATCTACTTCTACTACATCTACCATTGCTACTGGTACGATGATTAATTGTGCGATGCGATCACCTCTAAATATCGTGTAGTCGCTACAAGATATATTTTCATATGCGATGCTTAATTCGCCTCTATAGTCAGCATCTATAACCCCTACGCTATTTGCACATCGTAATGGTGTTTTACTCATACTACTTCGTGGCACAAGTAAACCCATATGACCTTTCGGTATTTCCACCGCCACCCCTAGTGGTATTTTCTTTTGACTATCTGCAGGCACTTTGATGTGAAACGGGCAATATAGGTCTAACCCAGCTGCATCTTCACTACCTCTTGTTGGTAGTTGTGCGTATTCATTAACCAATTTCACTTTCATTTGTTCCATTACGTTCTTCGCTCCATTCACTTTCTCTATATATCCGGAAAAAATCATCCGCACTCATCACTACTAAAAATGGCTTATACTTTCTTTTCCATGCAACTATAGGTATTTCTCCTTTGCCAGCTACTTTTGCATCCCTATTAGCTTGATTATATGCATCATATACATTTAGCTTTTCTACACACTTAACCTCTTGGTGGATGTTTGGCAAACCTATACAATCAGCTGCATCACCTGTTTTACCGCAATATTGTGCAGTTCTACGTACTTTATCAAACCCATTTTCTCGGCACACATCTCTCCATAGTCGTTCGCCCCTTGCTCCTTTTTCTTTACTGTTTATTGGCATTATCTATTCACCCATTTCATACACCCAATTCTCATGTAGTATTCCTTTTCCTTTTCGTTCAATTTAACAGAACCTTTTATTCGTTTAGCTCTTTTTACAAAACCACCAAAATCGTAAAGACTACCTCGAAAATCAAATGTATCTATTTCATCGATTAAGATTAAGCCAGCATCACCAAGCATTTCATCAATTACTTCATAATGATCATCGTACAAATCTCTAGGTACTGCATAATACAAATACATAACATTGTGATTGTCATGGTAACGTGATTTCTTGAAATCATTCCTAAAATCGTTTATATCAGTTTTGATTTCAACTTCTGTTAAATGCAAAGTGTTTAAGTCGAAATAGATGAAGTCAGCCTCATAAGGTGTTTTCCCACTATCCCTCATCATCACATTTGGTATACATATATTTTTAAGAAACAAATGACGTCCTAATACATCCTGAATATCTTGTTCGGTCATTCACTCACCCCTCTACATATTGTTCACATTGTTTTAAAATATCTTTTACTAAATCCAACGGAATATTTGACCTTGTGTTATATCGATTACCATTACTTTTTAAGTCTGCCCATTGTAACTTAGCCTTTATATTGTCATTTAATAACTTTAAATCGATATTACTACCAAACTTTGTTGGTTTTTTAACTGGGTAATCATAGTTGTTGTAATATGTTAGGTTTTCATACGGAATACTAAACCCTATTACATTCTTGATGTATTCCCATATCCGCCCATATGCTGGGTTTTCAATCACGAATACCTTAGGTTGATAACGCTCAATGATTTTCAATGTATTGTAGATACACATCTCACCATTGATGCGTGTTAGGAATGACTTGTCATACTTGAATTGGTAGTTCTCATAATCAGCTTTATTTCTGATTGTGAATTTACTTCCTTGTTCATATTCACCAAACAAGTTGATAGTCATATCCTTTTCTTGTTTCCAACACGCATTGCCACATTTCATGGCACTTGCTACACTCCAGCTTTCACATGGCGGACTAGCTAGAATAACATCTGGTCTATCTAGCTTGTCCAACTGTTCCCATAGTGCGTTAGGTTTATGTAGCGTATTAACTGCAAGGTCTTGGTTGATACACGCATCACCAATGCCTATTGATGTGATCGTGTGTTGCCCCCCCATATTCACGTTATATTCATCTACAGCTTGACGATAGCATCCGTTGCCATCATCAAATAACCCCCATACATGCATAGGCTATTTGCTTTCTTTCAATCTGAAACTTTCAGTAATTGGCACACCAGCCTCTGTTGGAATGTAAATGATTTGGTCTTTACTATCTTTCAAAGTATCAACCCATAACCAATGAATGTATGCCTCATTACCTTTCAATGATTGACCGATAATTTGATTTGCTTTTGCAGTACCCTCTGCACGTTTCACTTCGGCTTGTGCTAGGCTTTCCGCACTATCTAATTTTGCCTTAGCCTCTAATACCGCAACTTGCCTATTTTGTTCCGCTCTAGCAAGTTCTGCCTCACCTGCTTTTTGTTGTTGCCACACCATATACATCGGAACACCAAACGCAAAACTCCAAACTACCGCACCAATCACAACTACTACCAATAAAGCTGCTACAATCTTATTCATGTTTATTTCTCCTTTTCCTTAAAAAATACTAGCCATACCGTTTTACCTCTGCGTTGGCCAAATATCGGTTCACTAGGAAGTAACCCTTTAACCATTGGTAACGTGATTTGTTCTTCATTCCACTTAAATATCATCGTTCCATTTGGTTTTAGTACTCGCCAACACTCAGATAAGCCTTGTTTAATATCCTTTTGCCATGTTTGTTCTAATCGTCCATATTTCAATGCTAGAAACGATTTATCACCAGCCTTTAACAAGTGCGGTGGGTCAAACACTACAAGGTGAAAACTTTCATCCTCAAAAGGCATCTTGCGGAAATCTGCGATCACATCAGGTTTTACGATTAACTTCCTACCATCACAAAGCGTTGTATCTAATGTTCGTTTGTCCATATATACAGTTTCTTTGTGTTCTTTATCAAACCAAAACATTTTTGAACCACAACATGCATCTAATATTTTCATCTATTTTCTCAGTTATTTTATTCAAGCAAAAAATCACCACTAGCATAATAATCTTTATATTTAAATAGTTTGTTTTCACACTTTGCACAAACGCACCATTCGTCATAGCGGTAATCTAACCCTGAATACATTTCAGAATTATCACACTCTTCACCATCAAGATTTACAAAATAAGAAACTTCACCATCAACCTTTGAATTTACAACAAACTCCTTGCATCCACATTTAGGACATTTACCTATTTGTTTAATAAGTTGATATTCATTCATATGTTAATACTCACTCCTACAACTCTTCTATTTCTTCAACTTCAACATCGTCATACCAATCATTCAGTTCACTAAAATCAATATCTTCGTTATATGAAATCTCTTGGGCTTTCTCCATTGCATCAACATAACTTTCACATTTCACAACTTTGGAAAAGCCAATCTTTACATATCCACTAATTTTGTATTCATCCATGTTACTCACCTCTTAGAACGGAATATTTTCATCTTGTGGTTGTTCAAAGCTATCAAAGTTACTAGGTGCAGCATCATCATTTGTTAATGAGGTACCTACAAAATTTGCTACCACTTCTGTTACATATCGTTTTTGACCATCTTGTGTTTCATATGAACGCGTTTGAAGTCTACCCTCTACAAACGCCCTATTGCCTTTACGCAAATTACCAATGCTTTCAGCTAGCTTTCCCCATGCTACACAGTTGATAAAAGCGGTTTGTTCTTTCGTTTCGTTGTTGCTATCAACAAACATATTGCTTGCTGCTACGTTAAAAGTGGCTACTGCTTTTCCAGATTGTGTGTAGCGCACCTCTGGATCACGTGTAAGATTTCCTAAAATTTGTACTGTATTCATAATTCTCCTTTATATCTTTTGTTCAATACACATAGTGCCTTTATATACCTTGATGATTTCCTCTAGGCTTTCAAATGTGCGTGCATCTGCTTTCATAATCATTTGCATTTGTTGAGTTGCCTCTTCTTGCGTTCCCACATTTAGAGGTATCTCAATAGTGATTACCATCTTTCGTTTTTTACTTAACATTTATCCCCATCACCAATAACTAAGCTGGTTTAGTTCAGCCTTGCAGTCATCTACATATACATCGTAGCTAGGGTGAATGTGGCAATCGACTGTTGCCTCATCACGCATGATTTCGAGCAAATTTTCAATCTTCACTCTAGCCTGTTCTTCGTTGGTGGCTAGGACTGTAAAACTAACATCAAACGATACATTCACGCTGGCTTCAAACTGTTTAATTCGTTCTTTCATGCTATCTCCCCATCACTTGCCGTAGTAATGCTTTTCCATTTTCAGAAATATCAGCATTGTCCAGTATTTTGTTTAAATCTACAGGCTTACGCTTCTCTTTAACTGTTTCGATTAAATGTCCATTTGGTAACATTTTGATTTGTGCATTGCCTGCTTCTATTTGTTTTCGCTCTTCCTCATTTTTCATCTTTTCCGCAAGCAACAAACCATCATCTTTGATGAGATAAGCAAGTTCATCGTTTTTTGCTTTTCTTTCTGTTAGTTGCTCGTAGCATTTAATGAATTGTGATCTACACGATGTTTCGTTATAGTCTTTTCCGTTTTGAGGGTCAAAGCTACTCCAAATTGTTTTAGCTGCGGTCAATACGTTACCTTGTAATTCATTCAATCCTCTTTCATAACCAACGCCACCCGCTTTTCTTCTGACTAATTCCCATGCTTCCTGTGCCGTCAATTCGTCTTTTTCTGCTTTGACATATCGGTTTAACTTATCAGCATTCTTTCTAATTGCTGCAACTGTTGGTAGAAATTCGCTTTCTTGTATTGTCTTGATGACTGCTCTATGTAATATTGCAGGTGGATAATCTCCAAGCATCATTACATATCCCTCTAGTTTTTCAGCATCAAGTGTATCTCTATACATGACTGTTATCGGTCTAATGGCTTTCAATGTATCAGCCTTACTCATTAGTTCTCCTTTCCTCTTCCTCGTACTGTTTCAACAATGCATTTACATTGTCTATACGTTCCCTTGTTTCTGATTTAGTCGGTGTTTGGTTCAAGTAATCATCAAACTTACCAGCAAATAATGTATTAGGTCTTAGAAATTCTTCCCATTTAGTACCTATCCATTTAGCACACATGTTATCTATTACTTTCTTAAAATCATCAACAGTAAAGCGTTCATTCAATCTTGCTTTAATCAAGGATTGAGTTTTCTTTGTTGTATGTTTGTATGATTTACCTGTTTTGAGATTGAGATAATCAATGATTTCATAAACTTCTTTCGGTGTATTGTCCTGTTTTGCAGGACTATGTATATCTTCTTCTCTATTCTCTTCTAATCTATTCTTATCTATTCTTATCTGTGTATCCATTTTGGTAACCGCTGGTATACCAATGGTAGTACCAATGGTAGTACCGCCTGTTAATTCATACACTTTATCTACAAGTTGAACCTGTTTTACTTCTGGTAGTTCTGACTTGTTGTACCTATCAACACGTAGATAATTGTGTATTCTCCAATGTTTTATAACGATAACACCAGTATCGAATCTGATTAGAAATTCTTTGGCAATTAAAAGTTTTAAGTCATCATCCTTACACCCTGTGATACGCATTACGCTTTTAGGACTTTGAATAAAGCCGTCATCATCAGCCCTCAAAAGCAAGTGAAAGTATAAGTTTTGTGTGCTTTGTGGCATATCTAAAAACTTATCCGTGTCAATAATTTTCTTTGACATCATTCTGCGTTCTGCCATAGGCTAATCTTCTTCCGCATCCGCCAAAAGTTCATTAAGTTTGCTTAGGCTATAAACAAATGCATCAATTTTATTGACATCTTGTTTTTGTTTAGCGTGATTAACGTGATGTATTACATCTAGTACATCTTTTAGTTCCGCAATTTCTTTTTCGTGTAATTTGTAACTACCATTTTCTTGTTCTAGTTTTTCAATGCGTTTAAATATATATAATTCAACTACATTAATTCTCTTCATATCGTTTCATCCTTTCTTCAATGATCGCTTCTAGCTTCCTTTTTGTTTCTTTTGCAAATACTCCGTGTGCTAAGTTCTCATGGCAATATCTGCACAAACACGCTAGGTTATTTAATTCACTTGTACCGCCTCTACCCCTGGGCAATATGTGGTGTACCTCTGTAGCAGGCGCTCCACATATTACGCAACATGGATAGCCATCTATACTATCTCGTTCAATAGCTTTTGGCCTTGTGATTTTGTAGAGTTTATCATCTTCCCTTTTCCGTTTGTTCATTCCCCCACTCCTTAACTAGCGACTGTATGTAATCGCTATCTTCAAGTTGTATCCCTAGTTGATGGCATTCATCGACTAGGCAATCTATCAATCGTTGCATTTCTGATACTGTATACACGCTGCTTCCGTGGTAGCACATGATATTGTGATAACCCTTTAGGTTTTGGCATTCACCTATATCTTCCGCAAGCCAGCCCAATCCGTGCCCTTGCCATATTTGTATATAGCGGTCTACTGCATCGGCTCTAACAGGTATATAGGTAAAGTGGCCACAATCTTTTATAGCTTTTCGGTATACATCTTCTTTTGATGTATAACCATTCTTGCTTAACTCATCAGCTATGCGTTGGCACAATATCCAAGCATAACTATTTGAGTTAAGACTACGGCTTTTAGATTTCCTTTTAATCTCTACTGTGTATTCTTTATCGGTAGAGATATTTAACAAATCATTGTCATGTGGTGCTGGTATTACTACCATTACACCGAGTGGCGAACGCAACAGTTCGATGTTATTTGTTGTCCACTTCATAACCTTTTACCCAATCATAAAGTTTTGACATCTGATCTCGTGTGATATTATCAATCACTCCAACACCAAACATTTTTGTAAGTTGTTGGTTTAGTTGCTCACTACTAATCCCATGTTCGCCAGCCGTTTGTAATACAATTGCATACGCATTTTGAGGGTTAAACTCTTTTTCTTTCTTTTCTTTTTCTGCTGCTGCATTTATTTTTGTATCTTGCAATCCTCTATATACATCAGCACCTACACCAATCATTTTTGCTGCAGTACCTAATGCATCAGTAACGGCCATCTTAAAGGCTTCATCGTTGCCGTGAAAACCATTTTTATCTTTGTAGATTAGGAAATCTCCACCATATCCCGGAATTGGTTCACTCCATTCATCACCATCTTTGATGTATAGATTTACCAATACATACAACATAGTTTCTTTGGTTTCTTCGACTGGTACTTGTTGAGTACTAACAACTTCAAATTTCCAACCAATTCCACACATACCATATGTTTCGGTTAATACTTCCCATCGCCATTGAGGTGAAATATCAAATTTTCCTTTTAGTTTCCCAAAGTCAATTGTTTTTAAAGCTGATTGCGGTACAGTTTTAACCGCTATATATCTACTATCCATCTATACCTCTTTATATTTGTAACCACGCATTTCCAAGAAATCAGTTAAGTCTTTTGCATCATCTTCTGTTAAGTCATATACAGTTACTGTTAAACCTACTTTTGGTTCTGATACTTCTACTATTTCAACTGTTTCATTTTCAATGCTTGCCCTAGCAGCTTCTTCCATTTCATTACGTTTTGCAAATTTTGCATTGATAAATTCTCTAGCTTGATCTAGTGGCATATCTTTTACTACAGGCCAACACTCATCAAATGTAATCGGTGTTGCTAATTCGTATTGTTGGTTGCAAGTATCTACAACAAACTCAATCATGCCTTTTTTCTCTGCTAAGATTTGTTTGTAATCATCATCCGATTGTTGTCTTTTTGAAATCTCAATCATCATTCCCTCAATAGAGGTTTCAACGTCTTTCATCTTTGCAGTTTTATTTAACCAGCGTTTATCACGTTGTAGTTGTTCCGCATATTCTGCACGAACGTTATACTTTTCAACCATCTTTTCAATAAACTTGTTGATGGTTTCTGTTTTTGCTTGTACTTCTTTTTCGTCAAAGTATTTAATTTGTTCCGCCAATGGTTTTTCTGCATCGTAAACAACTTTCAATACTTCATTTACTTCTTCCTCAAACAGTTCAATGGGTCTTTTGAGTTCTCTTTTTTTCTCTTTACAGAATTTATCAAGTGTTGTCCGATACTTAACAATTTCATTCTTAGCACTTACCATTTCCTTATAGTTTTCTTCGGTTACTACAAGTCCTTTATACTTTTCTAGCTGTGCTTCAAAATATGTTTTGATTTCGTCTTTGTTCCATTTAAATATTTGTTCGTTTTGACTAACAACTGGTGTTAAATTAATTTCCATTTATTTCTCCTTGTGTTAAAATACAAGTAGAGTATTTTCAAAATCACTCTACACGCACGCTTGCTTTCCTACGGCCTAGCGTGCTTTTTTTATTTCTATTGCCCAAAAGTTGCTCAATATTAGTAGTGCGAACCCTAGGGCAACTTGAAGGAATGCGGTATAGAAATCAACTCTATCGATTTCTACTGAACCTATCGTTCCAGCTACCATCAAAAAGGCCACTACTCTTATTAACCAAATTAATTTCATAACTCATTACCTACTATCACTAGCATTTGGCTGGTGATTTTTTTAATTTCACTTTTCAAACGATTGTTTTCCTGTTGTAGTTTTTCTACCTCTACTTTCATTTTCCGAAATGCTATCGGTGTATACTCATCATCAAGTCCTACAAGGCTTTCAACTTCCTTTTTGCTGAACCTAACTCCAGCTACTCCTTTTAATTGATGAAGTGTGCCTTTATCTCTCATGTTGTATACGCTTGTTTCTGTACATTTTAGAAGTTTGGCCACTTCTGATACTGTATAAACTAGGCTCTCCATCGCACCTCGCCCCTTGCGTTGAGGTCAGCAATTCTAGCTAACTTTACCCAAGATAGAACAACTTTTTTGTTCCATCTGGATTTGTTTCTTAACGGCCATTTTGATTTGATGAGTTTTCGCCAGTATTGGCCGTATTCATCATTTCGACCAGCCCAGCCAAATCTTGTGGATGTTTGTCCGTATCGTTTGTTGGCTAGTTTTAGATCCATTTGATTTTGTACTAGCACCTAATCACCTCTATACGTGAATTTAATTCACTATTTTATTTAAAAAAAATATCTTTTGTTTCTTTACTGGTCAATCTCAACATATCAACCAATCGTGCAATTTCACTAGCTTTAAATTCGCTATCACCCCGCAACTTCTTATACAAAGCCTTTCTAGTAATGTTTAACTCACTAGCCACAAAGTTTAACTTAAAACCTTTAGCATTAATAATTTCTTTGAGTGTGTCCATTCTACACCCCCTTTCGTATTTTGTTATGTGTGAATTTAATTCACACTCATAATATAACATTATGGTGAATATGTGTCAACATTTTTTCCTAAAAAAGTTGATTTTTTTTCACGTTACATTTAAAATCATAATGGATAATAGCGTTAAGAGGTGATTTGATATGACACTATATGACAATATAAAAACATTAAGAGAAAACCTGAAAATGTCGCAAGATGAGTTGGCAAGAAAAGTTGGTTATAAAGATAGAACCAGTATCGCTAAAATTGAAAGCGGTAAAATTGATTTGGCTCAATCAAAAATATTTGCATTTGCTAAGGCTTTAAATACAACACCAGAAGATTTAATGGGTTTGCATTATTACAATGATCAAAAGGTGTCAGAATACGCACAAGCAGTAAAAGATAACCCAAACCTTAAATTGCTATTTGATGCAAGTAAGGATATGTCCAAAGATGATATTGATTTTGTAATCAATACGATTGAAATGTTAAAGAAACGTGAGGGCAAGTAATATGTTTATCCTTTCACTTATTATATTGTTAATAGTTATCATCATCGCATTTTATATTTTGACTAACTCAACAAGCTTTCATGACCAGATTGGATTTAAGAAATTTAGTTCTATTTGGCATTCCGAATGTGAAACAGCAAAAATGCGAAATGAAACACCAGATAAATATACAGCTACATATATTTATGCTATGAGCCTATTTAATAACGATATTACAATTTGCGACTTTATTATGAAAGAAATAGATACAAATGGTGGCTCGTTGCTTTATACAGAAGTATTTAAAAATCACGAAATAAGCGATTTAGAGTTAAAGAAATTTAAAATGGTTGCTGATGTTTATCCTTTTGACCCTCAACTAGTTTTATTTATGCATCTCAAAACCAAATATCATGGAAATTTAGCAAGTAAATACGCTTATGATTTATTGTCAGTAAAATTAAAACCGTGGTTTTATAGAATAAAATAACATACTAGATGTGTAAGTTTTCACGCATTTTGTCTTGTACAATAACCCTACAAAGGGGATGATAGTATGAACATCAATTTGATATATATAAAGCTACGGAAAACTCAAACTGCAATATTAAAGTTAAACGATGACGGAACATATACAATCTTAGTTAACAGCAATAAGCCACGAGATGTACAAAGGCAAGGAATACTACACGAATTAGGCCATATCATACATGATGATATGTATAATACAGCTAGTGTTGATTTAATTGAGCGTATGGCTCATGCAAGGCAATTTGACGATGTAGAGGGTATCAACTTTTACACACACATCATATGAGGTGAATTATGCAATACAATTTCACTATCAGAAAAAAGGACGGAGGCTTCCAAATTATAGTTAGCTATAAAGACGGCTATAAATGGAAACAGAAATCCAAACAGGGATTTGCTACACAAAGAGATGCTAAACTTTACGGCCAAGAAATAGTCGATAACCTAAAAAAGACTATCACCAGTCCACTTGATGATAGTCTAAAAAATGTTACTCTTATTGAATTATTTGAATTATACATAAACGAAAAAATAGATATCACTTACAATACTACTATAGCGTATCGAAACGCATTAAATGTTGTATCTGCATTATTTGATAAACCTATTCCGCAAATCACCAAACACCAAATCATGCAAGAATACAATAACAGCAATTATTCAGTACAAACAATAAATTTGTGTAGTCGAGTTTTAAAAGCAGTATTTAATTATGCTATTGATCCGTATCGTATTATTCGCAATAACACTTGTATATCAATCAAACCAATCAAAGAAAGAAAGGTAAAGAATTTAAAGGTATTTACTGAAATTGAGTTAAACGCTCTAGAACGCATGAAAGAAAAACACTATATGTATTATGTCATGTTCATGGTTGCACGATACACTGGGGCTAGATACGGAGAAATTATCGCTATTAATTGGTGCGATATAGATTTAGAAAACCAAGTCATATTGATTGATAAACAATGGACACGATTAAGAAATAATAGCTATGGATATGCTTTCACAAAATCAAAGAATAGTATCAGAAAAATACCTATTCCACCTGTATTATGTAGCATTTTAGAAAACTATAAAGTACATTCAATGCAAGATAGATTATTTCCTTTCAAGGATAATCGGTCAAGCCGTGCTAATACAGTATTAAGTTATTATGTGAAAGATAAATCTATGCATTCCTTTCGTCATACTTACGCTACAACGCTACTGTCAAACAATGTAGATATTAAGACAGTAGCAAGCCTACTAGGTGATACTGTAGATACTGTTATAAATAATTACATCCACTATACAGATGAAATGAGAAGAAAAGCCGCCGAAAAGGTGGTAAATATTTTTGGCTAATTTTTTTGACGATTATATGACGAAATCTTTAAAACACCAGTAAATATAAGGATTGTTTAAGTTATTTTTAATACATTTAAGTATACCATAAAATATAGCATTATTCATCATCTTCTTCAT